GGCTTCGGGATCCAGGGCCGCGACAAAACGATGGGCTCGGCGTCGGGCGTTCCGTTCGTGGCCGATGTGGTGGCGCCCGATGCGGCGCTGACGTTCTGGCGTGGTGACTCGATCGCCGCGCGCATCATCGAGCTGATCCCGAACGAGGCGCTGCGCCAAGGCTGGGAACTCACGGTCGGCGATCAGAAGACACCGGACAGCTACACGCCACCGGATGTCGAGCCTGTGGCGCCGACACCACCCGCGCCGGGTGCGAAGCCCGCCTTCGGAAAGACCGACTGGCGACGAGATGCCGCCGATGCCGCCGACCTGCAGGAGTCGATCAACAAAAACCTGACCGCGATCGGAACACTCGCCGCGATCCGCCTCGCGCTCTGTTACAAGCGCGCGTACGGCGGCGGCGCGATCCTGATCGGCGCCAACGATTACACGACCGATCTGCGCGAGCCGCTCGACCTCGAGGCCGTCAACTCGCTCGACTGGCTGACCGTACTCGAGCCTCGCGAGCTCGTCCCGCGCTACTGGTACAACAATCCGCGCGCACCCAAGTTCGGCGAGCCGGCCATCTACCAGCTGATGCCATTCGTCTCGGGCTCGCCGGTCGACGACGATTATCACGCCGAGACGACCGAGATTCACGAGTCGCGGCTGTTGATCTTCAACGGCTCCCGCGTGTCTCGGCTACAGGCTGCGTCGGGAGTCACGGGCTGGGGTGACAGCGTCCTGACGCGAGTGATCAATTCGTTGCAGCAATACCGGACGTCGCTCAAGTCGGCGGCGGTTCTGCTCTCGGACTTCAGCCAAGCCGTCATGAAAATCAAAGGGCTCGCCGACCTCGTGGCGCAAGACGGGCAGCAAGCGTTCGTTCAGAAGCTCGTCGCGATCGACATGTCGCGATCGGTCATCCGAGCGATGCTCGTCGACGCAGACGGCGAAGACTTCGAGCGCAAGTCGACGCCGATGACCGGGTTTCCCGAGACCGTCGATCGGCTCGCGACCGCGCTGGCAGCTGATGCGGACATGCCGTTGACGCTGTTGTTTGGGATGTCGCCAGCCGGGATGAATGCCACCGGGGCCAGCGATATCCGCTTCTTCTATGACCGCGTCTCGTCGATTCAGGAGCTCGAGGTAGCACCGGCCATCCTGCGGCTCGTCGAGATCGCGCTTGCCGCACAGGGCGAGGATCCCGGGACCACGCCACACGCGGTGCGGTTCAAGTCCCTTTGGCAGCCGACGGAACTCGAGGTCGCGCAAGCGCATCTCGCGCAGTCGGGCGCCGACGCGGTGTACCTGACCAATCAAGTCGTCTCGCCCGAGGAGATGGCGGTCTCGCGCTTTGGCGGGCCGCGCTACTCGTACGACACCCGCGTCGACTTCGACGCGCGCGCCGCGATGGAAGCGATCGTCGCGCCCACGGTCGACGCCAATCCGAAGCCAGCGCCTGTGATCCACGTGATCGAGAACGGCGCGACGCCCGAGGCAGCCGAGGAGGGGAGCGGCGCGGTTGCGCCGGATATCGAGTGACCGCACTCCAGCGCACCGCCCAGCAAGTCGCACTGCACCGACACTTCGGTCTCGCCAAGCGTCGTCAGCGGATCCCCAAGCAGATCTACCCGAAGCTCATCGAGCTCGAGTACGCCAAAGCGATGGTGTCGCTGATCCGCACCGAGATCCGGCCAGCGTTCGCGCCGCTCTTGCGCGAGCTACCCGAGCTGCTCTCGAGGTCGATCGCGGAAGGTCAGCGCATGGATGTCGGCGAATCCAAGCGCGCTCGCGACCTCGTCGACATGGCACGGCGACACATGGCCGTCTCGCTGGACACGTCCAGGATCGACGCGCTGGCGCGCACGTTCGCCGACCGGACGCAGAAGCACAACGCCGAGCAGCTCGGCAAGCAAGTTCGGGCGGCGCTCGGCGTCGACCTCATGGGACCGCAGCAGCATGCGCTCGGCGTGCGCGTGTCGAGATTGGTCGATCACTTCGTGCAAGAGAACGTCGCGTTGATCAAATCGATCCCGGACATCATCACGACGGACATGGACAAGTTGGTGACGCGGGCGTTCTCAAGCGGGAGGACGAACAAGGATCTGGCGAAGGAGATCGACGAGAAGTTCGGCGTCGGCGAGAGCAGGGCGCGGTTGATCGCACGTGATCAAATCGGGAAGATCAACGGGCAGGTCAACAGCGTCCGTCAGCAGGATCTGGGCATCACCGCTTTTGTCTGGACCACGGTCGGCGATGAGCGCGTTAGGTCAGAGCACGAAGACCTAAACGGTCAGCAGTTCGACTACTCCGATCCACCCGACGAGGGATTGCCAGGCGAGCCAATTCAGTGTCGCTGCACGGCCGAGCCGGTGTTCAACGGGATTTTGGATGCGGCGAGCGGCAGTACTGACTAGTAATTCCGGAGCCGATTTTACCCACCACCGCAGTGTGCGGGTGTGCAGCGCTACGACAAGGGAACGCTTTCGCCGGCAAAGCGCCGAGCGGACGGCACCGTCGTCGCCGAAGCGCACTTCTCGCGCTCTGGCACGCAGACGTACGCGAACAAAGACGGTTCGTCGCGCGTCGAGTATCGTCCTCCGGACGAAGTCTCCGCGCCGGCGTCGCTAGACAGTTTTAAGCTCGTCCCCGTCACCGACGATCATCCGCCTGAGCTACTGAGCTCGTCCAACGCTCGGCAGTACTCGGTCGGCTCGACGGGCAACGACGTACGCGCCGACGACGATCACGTGATCGGCTCGGTCGCGGTGCACGACGCCAAGACCATCGCGAAGATGGAGGCCGGCAAGCTGCAGGTCTCGTGCGGCTATGAATGCGACCTTGACGAGACGCCTGGCGTCACGCCGGATGGCGTTCGTTACGACGCCGTGCAGCGAAACATCCGCGGCAACCACTTAGCGATCGTGCAACGCGGTCGCGCTGACTCTGCGCGGATTCGTTTGGATTCTGCGTTTCGAATCGATGAACCCGCGCCGAGCGCGCAAAGGAATGACATTATGGATTTGACTCAGGCACTTGCCGCGCTCGCCACGGCACAAGAGAAGTTCGGCGCCGAGAAGGCGCGTGCAGACGCGGCCATCGCGACGTCGACTGCAACCAAGGTCGAGCTCGACAAGCTCACCGCGCACCACGACGAGCTCAAGCTCAAGTTCGATGCGGCCGACAAGGCTCGCAAGGACGCCGTCGACGCTGGCCCCACGCTGGTTCGTGCGCGCGTTGCGCTCGAGACCAAGGCGGCGCCAATCCTCGGCAAAGACTTCAAGATGGACGGCGTCGACGATCGCGCCATTCAGCTCGCGGTCATCAAGGCTGTCTCGAAGGTCGACGTTGCCGCAGACAAGTCTGCTGACTATGTGTCGGCTCGCTTCGACGCTGCGATCGAACGCGCCGCGACCAGCACCGAAGTTTTCCAAGCAGCCAACCGGCTGATCACCTCGAATCGCGCTGACTCTCCGGTCATGGACGCGGCTCAAACCGCGCGCGCCGAGATGGTCGCGCACAACCGCTCGCAACACGTCGCTAAGTAAGGAGCTCAATCATGGGCGGACAAACTGCAGTTATCACCACGATGGTCTCTAGCTTCCCGGGCGTCATCGCCGGCGATTCGACGCTCAAAGACATCATGTCTTACGTCAACGCCGAGCCGTCGCTTCAGGTGCCTTTCGGTACCGTCGTCATGCAGGGCACGAACGACAACGACGCGTTGACTCTCACCGCGACGAACGTCGCCAAGATCCTCGGCATCGTCGTCTACTCGGCGGCGTATCAGAAGAACGTCGAGCTCGGCACGTCCGTTGATGCGAACGGTCGCCTCGGTCTTCAGCCGGGTACCAACATGGGCGTGCTCAAACGGGGCCGCATGTGGGTCAAGGTCGAAGAGGCCGTCAACCCGTCGTTGGTCGTGCGCGTGCGTTGCACGACTGCCGGCCTCGGCTCGGGCTCGTTCCGTACCACGTCGGCAGGCGCTGGCTTGTCGATGGTTCTCACGGGCGCGAAGTACCTCGACACCGTTGCGATCAACGGAATCGCGCGCGTCGAGTTCGATTGCATCCTCCGCAGCACCTTCACGGCGGATTAACCCATGTCGATCACCCGACAAGGCAACGTCGACGGCCAGGAGTTCAGCGACACCACACACGCGCTCATTGCCGTGGCGGCGACGCAGACTTCCGCCCTATTCACCGCGCAGCGT